AGAACTAGAATACGTTACAAACTACCAGACTTTAGGAAATAAATTAATGAAGTGGGGTAAAGAATCAAACAACCAAGAAATAAAAGAATGTAAAGGATGTTTAGCAGAGATAGGAATCTATGTTGCACATTTGGAATATGAAAGAAGAACTTACGAAAAGACAATAGAGTCTTATAGATCAGATAAAGTTAGAGCTCTTACAAGAGCAAGAAGAGTTGAAACAGAACTTGAAGAAGCTAACAAGATAGTAAGGAAGTATAACAAAGGAAAAGAACTAGGACTATGAGCAAGCACAAAGAAAGAAAACAAATGCCAGTATTTACTGGAGTGTTAAAGTATTTTCCTAATGCACTTAAATATGTATCAAAGATAAGTTACATAGGAAACCAGCAACATCATCCAGACAAACCATTGCACTGGGATAAAAGTAAATCAACAGATCAGTTAGATGCACTAACAAGACACCTAATAGACCACACTACAGATCCTTTAGATGATGATGGAATGTTACATCTGGGAAAGGTAGCATGGAGAGCCCTTGCTGCATTAGAAGACCAATTAGATAAAAATGAATAATACAATAACATTACTTAACGGAAAACAATATTCACCAGAAGATCTAATTCCTAAAATGGATGACGATAAGTTTTACTATGGAGAGCTAGGTAGAACAGCATTGAGTTCTTCTTCTATAAAGTATTTAATGGATAGTCCTAAAGCTTATGCTAGAAGTTTAAACTTTAAGTCAGACAACCCAGCATTTAAAGCAGGAAGACTTATACATTTAGCAGCATTAGAACCAGACAAGATAGATAGTCTAGTACACATAGTAGAAGTACAATCAGCAAGAACAAAAAAATATACAGAGAAAGTAGCAGAGGTAGGATCAGATGAATTTGTATATACAAGAAAAGACTATGACAAAGCAATGTATACAGTAGACGCTTTACTCCAGAATGATTTGTGGCAAAGAATGACAAGAGGAGCAAAGTTTGAGATACCAGCTATAGGAATGTTACACGGATATCCTTTCAGAGGTAAAGCAGATATTTTAGGAGATGGCTTTATAGCAGATTTAAAGACCACAGCAGATGTAAAAGCATTTCCTTATTCAGCCAAGAAATATTCATATGACGTACAGCTTTATATTTATTGTGAATTATTTAATGTATCTTATGATAAGTTTTATTTCTTTGCAATAGATAAAGCAAAAGGAGATCTGGGTATGTGGGATGCAAAAGAAAGTTTTTACTTATCTGGTAAAGAGAAATTAGAAAGCGCAATTAAAACATTTGAAGAATACTTTGTAAAAAGAGAATCAGAATTAAATGAATATGTATTACGAGGAACTCTACAATGATGAAATAGAAAAATATTATCTAATGGCACTAATGGATTTAGCAGCTGGTTCAACAGAAAAAGAACTTGAAAATGCTATAAAGCTTTATGAAACTTTAGAAAACTATGAAGCGTGTGCTGGAATATTAAAAGCAATAAACGAAAACAAATATTACAACTATGATTACATCAGAACTAAAAACAATAATAAGGGAAGAGATTAATATTGATCTTAACAATAAAGATACTTTAAAGTGTAGAGACAGAGATTTTGTTGAAGCAAGAGGAATATATTATAAACTCCTACGTAAGTATACTAATATGACTTATTTAAAAATAGGTAAAACAGTAAACAAAGACCATGCAACAGTGTTATATGGATCAAAAGTTTTTAAGTATTGGCTAGAGCAAGATGAGGAATTGTTAAACACTTATACTAAAATAAAAAACAGGTTTACAAAGTATCTAGGGTATGAAAAGCTAGATAGAAAACTAGAAAACAATCTAGAGGCATTAAGAGATAATTATCTTATGCTCATGAAACAATACGAAGAACTTAAAAGAAAATATGAAAACAACAACTTGCTAGACTAATGTTGCAAATATCTCTTAACGAAGAAATAATCACCTACAGTAAAAAGTTGGTAGAGAGAACTAACTTCGGTATGAGAGGATTCGCAGATGGCAACAAGAGAAATCAATACATAGGAATAGTAGGAGAAAACACCATAAGAGACTATCTAGGAATAGAACTAATGACAGGACTCGGAGGATTTGATGGAGGATATGATATTGATTGGAATGGTTACAAAGCAGATGTAAAGTGTATGGAAAGAAAAGTAGATCCTAAAGACTATTATGTAAATAATGTCCTAGACACACAAATAGGATATATTGCTGATGCTTTTATATTTGCTTCCATAAATAGATTCACTAAAGTTCTTACAGTATGTGGATGGGTAACTAAAGAACAGTTTAAAGAAAAGGGTAACTATTATCCTAAAGGTACAATCAGAACAAGAAAGGATGGAACTACCTTTGAACTCTATGCAGGCAACTGGGAAATAGAGAATAAATATTTAAATGAGTTTAATTAAAAACAATAAAAATGAAACAAGTAGAAACAATAAATTTAAACAGAAAAGAAGTAGAGCAATTATTAATGCCACAAAATCTACTTCACTTTAATAGAAGTATATCTTTAAAGCACGCTAAAACTTTAGCAAAAAGTGTAGATGAAATAGGCATGTTAAGACTTCCAATTATAGGAGACTTATCAAAGATACCTAATCAAAAATCTAAATCAATAGTAGATGGTCAGCATTTATTAAAAGGATTTTTATTGAATAAAAAAAACAAAAACATAAGTTGTTTGGTTAAGGAATATGAAACAAAGCAACAATTAATAAATGATATTTCATTATTAAATTCAACACAAAAAAGATGGAAGGATCAAGATTATTTAGATGCATGGTGTGAGTTTGGTCCAGACAATGTAAAATACTATCATAATTATTCTGATTTAAGAAATTTTTATGTTCAAGTATATAAGGGATTAACTATTGGAACTTTATTAAATATCTGGGCAAAAGACAAAAAAGAATTTAAAGTAGGAAGATTAACGTTTAACGATAGATCTTTAAGTAAAAACATATCCGAATTGTGTTACATTCTTAAAACTAAATTTAATAAGTCTTCATTTGCACAAGACGGAGTTGTAAAGGAAATGCAGGCAAACAAATATGATTATGTTAAATTAAAAGCAAGATTAATAACGTCACTAAACAATAATGAGGATAGAAACATGAAATCTAGAGAAGAGTTTAGAGAGTTTATTAGAATGGTATATAATAGAATTTAACAAATGATAAGTTTTTTTATTGTATTATTGATTAATCAAGTTATTTCAAGTTATGGCACACGGAGGAAAAAGACAAGGAGCAGGTAGAAAACCTAAAGCAGATGAGTTAAATCTAATAGAGAAACTAACTCCATTGGAGGACGCTGCATATCAAGCTCTGAAAGCTGGAGTAGAAAAAGGAGACTTCAAGTATGTACAGCTGTTTTATAATTACTACGCAGGTAAACCAAGAGAAACAAAAGACATAACTATAAACGAAGACACACCTCTCTTCATTGATTAATGAGAGTCAGAAAGACGATAGCATTTGACAAACTTCTAAACCTAAACAAAAGAGTTAAGATAGTAAGAGGAGGAACTTCTGCTGGTAAAACTATTTGTATACTATCTATATTAATAGATCAAGCAATCAGAAACGCAGGAAGCGAGATAAGTGTAGTATCTGAATCAGTACCTCATTTAAGAAGAGGAGCATTAAAAGACTTTCTAAACATCCTAAAAGGATTAAACAGATATTACGAAGAGAAGTATAATAGAACAACATTAAAGTATACATTTAGTAATGGAAGTTATATAGAGTTCTTTTCTACAGACCAACCAGACAAGTTAAGAGGTTCTAGAAGAACAGATCTATTTATTAATGAGTGTAACAATGTTAGCTTTGAAGCTTACCAGCAATTATCTATAAGAACTTCTGGAGAGATATGGTTAGACTATAACCCTACTAATTTATTCTGGGTAGACAAAGAACTAATCAACACAGAAGACACAGACTTCATTACGTTAACTTACAAGGACAATAACAAACTTCCTGATAGTATTATCAAAGAAATAGAGAAAGCTCGTCTAAAGGCATCTAAAAGCTCTTATTGGGCTAATTGGTGGAGAGTGTATGGACTAGGTGAGATAGGAACACTTGAAGGAGCTTGTATTCCTGATTGGAAACAAATAGATGTAATACCACCTCATGCTAGGTTATTATGTCATGGATTAGACTTTGGTTATTCGGTTGACGAAGCAGCATTAGTAGCACTATACAAACTAGATGATGCATATATATTTGATGAAGTACTCTATAGAAAAGGAATGTTAAATTCACACATAAGTCAATACTTAAAAAACAATCAGATACTAGGAAGCTTATGGGCAGATTCAGCTGAACCTAAATCAATAGCAGAATTAAATAGTTATGGTCATCAAGTATTTCCAGTTACAAAAGGAAGAGATAGTATAGTTTATGGTATTAACCTTATAAACCAGAACAAAGTATTTGTTACACAAAGGTCAAACAACTTAATAAAAGAGCTTCAGGGATATGTCTGGATGAAAGACAAGCAAGGTAACACACTACAAAAGCCTAACCCTATGTCTGGAGACCACAGTATTGATGCAGCTAGATATGCTTTAACCTCTCAACTACAAGATCCTAATAAAGGAGAATATCACATTTGGTAAAAAATAATTAACAAAAAACTTTGATTGTTAAAAAAATGTTTATATATTAGCTTCATAATTAAAAACAAAAACATGGAAGATACATTTGAAAACACATTCATTATAACATTTAATCCTCAAAATTGGGGAGACGGTTTTTTTCTAAAAGAAAGAGCAACAATTAAAGTAGTGCTAGAAAATGTTAATACAGTTTCAGAAGCAAAAGAATTACTTGCTAAACAAAATATATTTGCAACAAGCATACAGAGATTACCTAAATTCTCAAATACTTTAAATTAATTATAAATAATAACAATACAGATGCTGATAACCCGTAGTAACATAAAAACACTAAAACCGATATCAACAATGGATTATGATCCTAGTGAGGAGTTTAGTAAGTCTAGTGTGAATGGGCAGCATCTTTTTAGAAACAAAGAAATGAATAAAAAACAAATGATACTCTGGGGAATATTTTTTTACATAGTAATATTTATTGTGTTAGGAATACTTGGAACTTTAACTTATATTGTTGATTATGTATTATAAAGCAACAAAAAAAGAAATCAATATGCCAGTAGACAAAGAGCTACAGAGAAGAATAATAAAGTACTTCTTTTGGGGTACAGGACTATATACATTCTGGATGATAATGCTAACACACTTTTTGTTTTATGTCATTAGAGGAAGCTAGAAACAGATTATTAATTATAAACAGAGAGCTGTTTCATCATGGAGGTTTAACACAAGGATCATCAATAAGAATAACTAAAAAACTTTTAAAAGTAATTGAGGAAATTGAAAACGAAATCGATAGAGCTGAAAACCAGAAATCAATACGAGAAGGAGATGAAGATCTTCAAATGGTGTATTAAAAACGACATAAGAGTTTATAGAGAGCCAACAAGATTAGGCAAGAAGCCACCAGTAATACTTGTTTTAGATTATAAAGGACAAATTAAAAAAGGATCAGAGGTGTTTATACAAGGAAGTAAAGAGTTAGAACATAAGATAGCAGAAGTATATGAGTGGGCATATGATAGAGCTCATGATGCAATACAAAGAGAGATGAGAATCAAAAGAGATAATAGTAGTTAATAATTTTTTTTAATGTTAATTAGTTAGGGGAATCAGAAATGGTTCCCTTTTTTTATACAAAAAACTGAAATAACTATTGTTATAATATGAAAGTTAAGATACAAGTACCAGAATCTTTAAGAGAGATTAGTCTAGAGCAATACCAGAAGTACGAAAAGATAAACACAGAAGCTAATCAGAACTCTAATTTCCTATTACATAAGACAGTAGAAATATTCTGTAATCTAAATCTTCAGAATGTAATTAAAGTACAATTTAATAGTGTAATGGAGATAGTAAGAATAATAAATGATATGTTTAATAAGGACGCAAAGCTTGTACCTACTTTTACAATGGATGGTGTTGCTTATGGTTTTATTCCTGATTTAGATAAAATCACTTTAGGAGAGTATATTGACCTAGATACTACGCTAGGAGATTGGAGCAAGATGCATAAAGCTATGGCAGTATTATACAGACCAATAAAAGACACACTAAAAGATAAATACCTAATAGAAGACTATAAAGGATCAGAAGATTCTGAAAAATATAAACAGATGCCACTTGATATAGTTATGGGTTCTATACTTTTTTTTTACAATTTAAAGAACGAATTACTGAAAACTATCCTGAAATCTTTGAATCAAGAAGCGATCAAGGGGATGACTATTCAGCAGAGGGAGGATTTGCTAGGAAGTGGGGATGGTATAACTCGTTATATAGATTGGCTGGAGGAGATGCAACCAAACTTGAATCTGTCAGTGAATTAAATGTACATTCATCTTTATATTATTTAGCATATGAGCAAGACAAATTACAAACAGAAAGAAATTTAATTAAACAAAAAACCAGATGACAGGATTTTACGATTTAACAACAAAGATTAAAGAAACACTAGAAGCAGAACCATTCGTTAATAATGTATCATATGGTAGCTTTGACAATGTAGATCTGAACAAACAAACTATATTTCCTTTATCTCACGTAATGGTTAATCAATGTACTATAAATCCAAAAGTACTTACGTTTAATATTTCTGTTATGTGTATGGATATAGTAGATATAAACAAAGAAGAAACAACAGATTTATTTAGAGGTAATGATAATGAGCAAGATGTGCTAAACACACAGCTAGGAGTATTAGACAGATTAATGGCATTACTACAAAGAGGAGATTTATATACAGAAAAATATCAAGTAGATGCAGATGTAACTTGTGAGCCTTTTGTAGATAGATTTGAAAACAAGCTAGCAGGATGGGTAGCAACATTTGATGTGCAAATACAAAACGACATGACTATATGTTAGAAAAAGAGAACACAAGAAAAGCATTAGAAGCTTTTAAAGATTATGTAATTAGTCAGTCTAGAGCTAACTTAACTAGAAAGAATAAGAATGTATCTAAACAGCTTTATAATTCCCTAAAAGGTATTGTAGATGTATTTCCTAATTCATTTAGCTTAAAGTTTGAGATGGAAGATTATGGTAAATTTCAAGATCAAGGTGTTAAAGGAGCAACAAGTACATATCCAGAATCAACGAATAGTCCATTTAAGTTTGGAACAGGTACTGGAAAAAAAGGTGGATTATCAGGAGGAATTAAGCAATGGGTAAAAGCAAGAAGATTTCAATTTAGAGATGCTAAAGGAAGATTTACAAGTTATGAGTCTACAGCATATGTAATATCTAGATCTGTTTGGAATAAAGGAATTAAAGCAAGCTTATTTTTTACTAAACCTTTTGAGAAAGGATTTAAAAGATTACCAGAAGAATTATTAGAAGCATACGGATTAGACATAGATGAATTTTTAGATTTTACAATAAAACAATAGAACATGGCAAATATATTATTAAGAAGTCCTTATTACATAAGATACCCACAAGCTGGAGCAAAATCTGCAGAACTAACATTACAAATAAATGGAGTAACACAATACACTATAATTAAAAGCACACCAACAGAAGAAGTACTGTATGAAATTGCATCACTTGCTAAAGATTATTTAAATATAACTTATCAAGGATCTTATATAAACCAAAAAGTGTCAATAGGAGGTAACGTAAAATTCTATGATGCATTAAATGCTACAGGAGCACAGGTTGGTTTAACAAGAACGTTTACTCATGATGGCTTTGATGGGTATTGGGATTATTATAACACTTCTTCAGATAAGAACTTTTGTGATGGAACTAGCACTTCTTGTTTAATGCAAGACAATACGTTAATGTATGTTCCAGAGGGAGGTAGTGGTTTTATTCCTGTATTATCTTCAGGTAATATTGTATATAATTCATTTACTGGAAGTGCAACAAGTATAGCTGTAGGAAGTCCATCAGTGACGGTTACGATACAAAGAATCCCTTGCTCAAAGTATATGCCAATAAAAGTAACATTTGTGAATAAGTATGGAGCGTTACAAGATATTTATTTTGATAAAAAAAGCACAGAGACAATTAACACTAAAATTCAAAAATATAAAAACAGTAATCTATCAACAACAGGAACATACCTCAAGACAAGCCATCAATACAAAACTCTAAAAAAAACAGGACAAGAAACCATGACTCTTAACACGGGTTTTATAGATGAGGGGATGAATGAAGTAATGAAGCAGTTAATGTTGTCGGAACAGGTTTGGATGCATATGGGTACAGAATATCATCCTATTGATATAGTGACAAATTCATTAACACTTAAAACAAAAGTTAATGATAAATTAATTAATTATACAATAGATGTTGAACACGCTCATGAGCATATAGATAGAGTAAGATAATGAAAGCATACTTGCAGTTATACATAGAAGGAACAAGAATAGATTTGTTTAATGACGAGTCTATAAACATAGTTCAGTCAATTCAAAACGTTAAAGATATATCAGAGATATTTGTAGACTTCTCTAGAACATTTGATATTCCAGCTTCTAAAACAAACAACAAGATATTTAAACATTACTATAACTACTCTATTACTAATGGATTTGATGCAAGATTAAAAAAAGATGCTGTAATAGAATTAAACAGCAGACCATTTAAAACTGGTAAGATAAAATTAAGCGGAGTAGATTTAGAAGACGGAGAACCTAATTCATATAGAATAACATTCTTTGCAAACACAATAGACTTAAAAGACTTAATAGGGGATGATGATTTAAGTTCATTAGACCTTACAGCTTTTGATACAACATATAATGCAACAACAGTAAAAGACGCATTAACAAACGGTTTAATAAAAACATATACAAGATCAGATAACTCTACATTAAATTATCCTAGAGGTATAATAGCACCATTAATATCACACACTACAAGACTTTATTATCAATCATCAGAAACTGTAGATTATCCAGACGCAGATGGAGGTAACTTGTATAATTATGGATCATCTAATTCTAACGCTAGTCATCAAGGTGTTTATTGGGAAGAGTTAAAGTATGCTATAAAAGTAGATGCTATAGTAAAAGCCATAGAGGATAAATATAGTTTAACGTTTAGTACAGATTTCTTCAATATAACTAATGAAGCTTACTATGGTTTATATATGTGGTTACATAGGAAGAAAGGTAAAGTGTTTGAAGAAACACAGGTAACAAAACAAATTACTGGTTTTGAAATAAATTACAATCAAGAAATTCCAGAAGTAACAAGTTATGGAGATAGATTTGTAGTTCAAAACATACCTAATGGTGGATATTTAGAATATTCTTTAGACATACAAGCAACAACAAGTATAAATGCAACAATAACCATATATAGAAACGGTAACGAATTATATGACCAAAAAACTATATCATCAAGTTTTAGAAACTTATCTGGAACTCTAGGCAACGGAACATATACAATTTATATGACTTCTAGTGCTTTAAGTTTTGATTTAAACACAGACACAAGTTTAAGTTTAAACCCATCTTATTATCCTT